CCCTGCTGGATTTCGCCGGGCTTTGGTGGCGCTGGGGCGCGCGCGGTTGAAGCCTGAGGCTGCTGAGTGCCGCCTTGCATCCGGCGCCGGAACACTGCATCACCCTCTTCCGGGCCGTATGTGATCCGGTACAGAGTCCGCTCGTAATTATCGAGCGCGCGGCGGAAGTCCTCTTCGCTCGCGGCGGCATCAAGGGCGCCCGTTGCAGAAGCGAGCATCGCGCCTTCCTTCTCCGTCACGTTGCCCAGAGCGCCGCCGGTAGGGCTCGACTGCCGCATGGCGTTCAGGTTCTCAATCGTGGCGTTGGATTTGAGAACGTCAATCTGCCGGCGTAGTTCGGCAGCCTGCGAGGAAGACAGGTTGGACAGAGCATTGCCCACCATGCCCGTCGTCCACCCGTTGATCAGCTTGCGAGCCTGATCGGCGGCATTTCCGATCACGTCCTCATTTACCTCGCGGCGGTGGTTAGCCAGCGTTTTCGCTGCTGACTTTTCCGCCGCGATCTTGGTTTGTTCGTCACGCCAGATTTTCGGATTGACACCCGGCGGCGCCGGAGGAATCTGGATAGGCGCGGCCATAGGAGGCTGCTGAGCGCCCTCCTGAGCGGGAGCGGGGGCTTGAGGCGGCGGAGCTAGGGGCTGTGCGTCTACAGGCGCCGCGCCAGCCTCTTGGCCAGATCCAGACGGCGCCGGGGTGACAGTCCGGGTGATAGGGTCAATCCACCCATACTGTTCCGTGCCGTACTGATCCTTGCCGATCACGCCATAGGTCGCGGCCTTCTGCTGTCCAGCCTTCGGAACCGAGCGGACGAGATTGCCCTGCCGGTCAAAGAACCCGATGCGGTCGCCAAGGTCGATATTCTCCAGCCCCTGATTGGACGATTTGAGTTCGTTCTGGATCAGGGTGTTGACAAGCGCGCGCTGCCCTTCGTCAAGCCAAGGGTTCTGAGCCGCTGCAAAAAGTTGCTGAAGCCGCGAACCGCCTTGGGGCTGCTGCTGCCCAGAGGTCGGCGTGGCGCCTTCCGGCATAGCCGGCTGATCGCCGCCGCCCATTGCGGCCATGAACTTCCGCGAGTATTCTGGAACGCTCGTGCCGAGCGAATCCTGACGATTGGTTCCGATGCCGCCAGGGCCAGCGAACCATGCTTGTGCAGCCTTCTCCGGCCCGTACTGGCTCACATACTGCCCAAACCGATGATCAAACACCTTGTCCTGTATCTCGGGGGAGTTCAGGAACTCGTCAGCCGACACCTCGCGCCCCAAGGCTTCACGCGACCACGGGCCAACGTTGGCTTCCATCACCTGATATTTGCCCAACGCACGACCGAGTTTAGGATTCGTCGGCCCTACGGCGTCATAGCGACCGCCGCTTTCAATCGAGGAGATGGCGTCGCGATAAGAGGGGTTTCCGCTCTGAGACGGCTGCGCGCGCTCCTCACCCATGAGTGCCTGCGTCAACTGCGAAATGGAGTCCTGCGCTTCCTTCCGCCCCTTGGTCTCCAATTCGTCCGCCTGACGCAGGCCCGCGCCCCCAATAAGGGCCTTTGCCAGTCGCGCCGCACCTTCCGTCCAATGGCGCACGGGGCCGCTGGTGTTGTTCGCCAGCATGGCCTCCGCAAGCTGCCGGCGGCGCTGCACAGTTTGCGGGGTTACCGGGTCTGTCATGCCGGGGGGAATGAGAAAGGCCATGGGTTACCCCTTAGCTGCCGAAAAGGCCGGAGAGATCGAAGAATTTCCTCGGCGCGCCCATGCCCATTCCGGCATCGCTGCCCAGCATGGCAATCCGCGCCTGATCCTGGTTGTACATGTCGCCACGGCGCTTGTTATTCATGAACCCGTTCAGTCCGGCGGCGGCCATGTTCGCGGCGTTGTCGGTCCACGTGTCCGGGTTGTTGGCCACGCCCGGCAAGGAGCCGCCGCCACCGGGGCCGTCTGAGCCCATCATCCGCTGCTCCATCAAAGCGCGGGCGATACCTTCGCGAGAATCGGCGGGAGGCTGCTGAGGGCGAGTGGCGGGGATACCGCCGGCATTGCCCATCGCCAGACGGCCAAGGCCATTCATCATGCTATTATCCATTGTTCATGGCCTCTGCAATTTTGGCATAGTTCACGGCCTTCATGCCGCCTTTGGTCTTGCCGACTGCTTCCGGCATGACCTTTTCCACGTCCTGCGCCATGACGCCGAGCTGCATAAGCCCCCCGCCAAGTCCGGTTTTCGGTTTGTACTTGAAGGAGTAGAATGGCAGTTCAGTCTCGCGTTCGACGCCGTTGGCATCCTCGCTGCCGAACTCGATTTCGCCGACCTTCTGAATATCCTCCTTCGCGCGACGATCCGACAGCATCCAGCCGCCTGTCAGGAGTGAGCCGCCGAGATCGAAAAGGCCACCAAGAAGCGAATTCTTGTTGGCCTGCTCCTGATTGTACTGGTTAAGCTGTGCCTGATATTGCTGGTTGATGAGGCCGGCGACATCGGTGCTGTTGATGCCGCTCTGAGGCGTGTTCTGGAATGAGGGATTGGCCTGCTGGCCTCCGGTCAGGAAGGTGGAAAGCTCGTTAAGAGCCTGCCCACGCTCGGCCAAAAGCGCGTTCTGCGCATTGGAGTACATCGCGCCCAGGAAGTTGTCGTAGGCATTCCCGCGCGAGGTCTGGAAGTCCTGGATTGCCTTGTCATAGGCAGCGGAGCCCAGCTTCAGCCCCTTGTTCGCCAGCTGCGTTTCAAGGGATGAGCGGTTCGCATCCCACTGCTTGTTGAAATCGTCGAGGTAGTTGTCCTGAATGTACGGGTCCAGCGCCGCGCGGGAAAGATCGACCGGCGAATTGAACCGCCCGCTATCGAGGATGCCTTGCGCAGAGGTGTTCAGGTCGCCACGGAGCCCAACCTGCTGGTCATAAAGCGCCTGCTGTTCGGGGGACAGGGCCGTGGTCGCGGTGTACTTCGGAATTTCGTAGGTCTTGCCCGTGTACGGGTCTTTGTAGGTCGTGGAGCCCGTCACCTGATAGGTCAACGAGCCGTAAGGCGTGACCTGATTGGTGGAATTGAGGGCCTGCTGCGCGATAGCCGTGCCGATGTTCGTTCCGGTCTGCGCGGCGGCGGTCTGCTTCGGGTCCGGCGGCGGGGGAGCTTTTCCAGAAGATTTGCCCATGTGTCAAGTCCTCATCCACGGGCTGGCCTCATCTGCCAAAAGCCCATAAATCACGGCGTTATCGTCGCCGAAGTAAAGGCGGCATTCGCCTTCGCGTTGAAACCCAAGACGCTCAACAATGGAGCGCATGCGGTCATTCCGAGAGCGGATGATGGCCGTCACTCGCTTGCGCTTCAGTTGGTTGAAGGCATAATCCCAGAAGACACGGCACGAACCCCGCGCCACGGCGCCGCTGCCGGCGATGTGGATGCGAATGTCGTGCTCGGTCATGCCCTCATAGACATGGCCGCCAACGAGTTGTCCGGAGCGTTCAAAACCAATGGCCTGATATGGCTCATCGAAATGAGCGATGCCGAGATGTGCCGCCACCCATGCCGCGACTTCCTCGCGCCGATCCAGAACAAGCCTCATCCCAGCGTCGCGCCCGACTCCTCGTAGAGCATATTCAGGGACAGGAACCGGCAGTCGGTGCTCGCTCCGGTGCCATCGTCAACCGACGTGGCGAGGATGACCGGGGCAAGGTAATAGCCGACGCCAGACACGCCCAGCCATGACACAAACACGTCCGGCTGCTGCGACCAGACTGCGGAATCCCAAATGGCAGTATCCCAAAGGGATTGGTTGGTGAGCGTGGGCGACTGGTTTTCAGCCGCTAGGTCGGAAAGGTTGAAGTCTACGGCAATATTCATGCCAACCGCGTAGCCGCCTGAGCCCCGGAAAAAGCTCTGATAGTATTTCACGTGCTTCAGATTGCCAGGAGCCTTCATGTAGGAGAAGGCAGGGATGGCTAGGCCGTTGATATTCTGGCCGAGGTCACTATTGCCACGCTCGAAAATCACGACCCGACCATCGGTCGAACCGTAATAGAGCGTGTTCTGCGCCAGCGCGAAGCTGGAAGCGTTCATGTTCGTGTAGCGCGCCCAAGCGCCCGTAAGGACGTTCATCACGTACTGTTCAGATGTGACATCTAGCGTGATCGGGACGTTCACAACCGCCATGTGAGCCGCCGGCCACGAAATGAGCTGCCAGCCTCGGAGAGACCCCGTGAGGGCATACTGCTCCGAAAACGCCTCACGGATATTGGACGAGAACGAACCCCGTTCCTGCGCCGCCAGATCAAGCTGGAAGGCGCGGGTAAGCGACACCACGCCATCGGAGCACAGCACCGCGATATCTGACCCGAGCTGCAACACGCAGCGGATGCCAATCGGCCGGGGGATGCGGAAAATGCCCTTGAGCGACCACGCATTCGCGTCTGCCGGGTCGGTGCCGATGTAGGTCACAACCTCGCCTTCCGACGAGATGAAAACCACATAATCATCCGGCCCGTAACCGGAATCGACCATCATGGCGGCACCAGCGATGATCGTGCCACCGAGTTTAAGATAGCCGCCTAGAGCGATCTTTTGCGCCGTCCCTTGGATCGAATCCGGGTCGAGGAACCACACGTCAGATGTGCCATCGAGGAAGAACAGCCGGTCTTTGTAGGCGAACACATAATTGAGGTCAGAGGCGGTCACGCCCGTGATAGTCGGGGTTGTCCACGATGATCCGTCGTAAATCTGCGGGTCATCAACCCCGTTGACGAGATAGAGATATTGCCCCGCCGATGTGACATAGTTCAGGCCGATGTAATAGTCGCTGTTCTGGCCCGTGACATCGGGAACCGTGATCGTGCCTCCCGCTGTTACATCGTAAATGTTTCCGGCCTGTGCCGCGAAAATCGTGGTTACGCCTCCCTGCTCATAAACCGCCACGGTCAAAACCGGGTCGGCACCGGGAAGGGAAGCGTGCTCGACAGAACCGGCGCGCAAGCGAATGTCACGCGCCTCGGGGAAAAAGTTGTCGAGAATGACCGCCGCTTCCTCGTCCATATTGGCGATGTTCTGATTTGTCACCCATCCCTTTGTGGGGGGATTGCGAACATAGGTCTTCGTGACCTGTCGTCCGCCGCCGCGCACGCCAACGCCGCCGCCTTTTGCTCGAATAGCCTGGCGCATTATGGCGGGACCACAACTTGGCCGGGCCACGTATATGGCGGAGAGTCCGGGGTAAGGTAGCGACGGGTTGTAACCGGCTTCGTCGCGCGATCCGCCGCGATGCTGCGCTCAAGCTGAAGCTCAAAAGTGCGCATGTCCTCGGCGTAATCCAGCCCCTTGGACTGCTTCCATTGCCAGATGCAGCCGAGGCGGATCAGAATATCGGGGAACAGAGGGCTGTCGGTGTCCGCTGTGAAGAACGCCTTGCGCACGAGATCGGTACCGATCACATAGTGCGACGACGAATAATTGAAGCTGATATCGCCGCCGTTCGGGGAACCGATAACGTCAATATTTTGATCAGCAAGGCGCCAGTAGCCGGGGAAGCGAATGCCTGGCGTGGACAGAAGCAGGTGCCACACGTCATCCGAACACGGGCCGTCCAAAGGCACGAGATAGGACGCCGAAGACCAGACAGAGGCATCCTGACGATAGCGGTTCCAGTCCTCGGGGATAGGAAAGGAGAAAGGACTGCTGACGGTCGTGAACTGCTGGACGCGGTAGAGGATTTGCCATTCGTGGCGGGACATCAAGTCCTCACCCACCATCTGCACGATTTCGAGCATTTGCGAGACTTGAGGGTCCGCATTGCCCACGACCGTACCGGGAATGTTGTTCAGAGGGAGGCGCTTCCACACCCTCTGAACAATGTCGAGCAGTTGCATGCGGGTCAGTCCCGGATCTTGGGCGGCCGCCCACGGCGCGGCGCCTCAGGCACCGTCAAATCGGCCGCGTCCAGTTCCGCCACGATATCGGCAGCGGTCACGGGGGCGTCGATCATTTCACGCGCCGCGCCAAAGCCCTCAGGCCCAAGA